CCTAAAACTCCACTCACAGCACCACAAGCTGGAGGTAGACCAGGTATAAATCCGACTGGCCCACGAGGTGCATCAAGAGCAATACAACTGAAGCATGGTCCTGAGGCAAGAGCGATCTATGATAATGCAAGAGCAAATGGAAAGAGTATTGCTCAGGCGAAGGCAGCAGTCAATAGAGCACTGAAAAGTGGAAAGATTGTTTCTAAACCACAACTCGGAACTCTGAAAGGGGACGTTGCCACACCTAAGGGTAATATAATGAAGAAGGGTCTTGGTGGTTCAGGTAGAAGATTAGGACTCAAACTCTTTGGTAAAGCAGGTCTTAAGACAGTTAAGGGTGTCTTTGGTAGAATTCCTATCTTAGGTCCCATCGTTGTTGCTGTTGCATCATTACTTGCTGGAGAACCAATAGGTCAGGCATTATTTAAAGGTGTTGGTGCAGCACTTGGTGGACTACTTGGATCATTTATTCCTATTCCTGTACTCGGAACTCTGCTTGGTGAGACTCTTGGAACCTTTGTTGGAGATCTTCTCTATTCACTGATTCTTGGTGGAGGCCCTAAAGAGGCACTTAAAAAATTACAAGATGCAATCAAGACTGCCATGGATGTGGGTGGTCTTGTCGTCAATTTCTTCAAAGAAGGATTTGGTAGATTATTCACAGACTTCCCAACAGTTGATATTCCAGAGGGTGGTGGAGTTCAGACTGCTTTAGGAAAAATCGCAGGATTGATTGGTCTTGGTGATAATGAAAAGTTTATGGAGGATGGTAGATTAGTTAAAATACCAAACCTCAGCATACTCTTTAATCCATTTGCAATGCTCACTGAGTTGATACCTCATGCTGCAAAATCATTCTTCCCAAAAATATTTGGAGAAGGTGGAACTGCATTTGGTGGACCAAGTTCTGTAACAGTCACTTCAGAACCATCAGTGCAACCACAACCACAATCAAATCAACCAAACGTAAATCCATCAGTGTCTGGTGGTGGTTATAATACTACCCCTTCGGATGTTAGTAATTTACCAGCAAGTAAAAAAGGAAAGATATATTTGCACTGGACTGCTGGTAATGGGGGAACAGCTTATCCTAATAGATATCACACAACAATTCTTGCTGATGGTAGTAAAGTTCAAGAAGTTCCTTACACGCAGTTTAACACACCTGGGGGACACACTGCATATAGAAATAGTGAGGGTGTTGGACTTTCAATCGCAGCAATGGCAGGATGGAACTGGTCTACAATTAAACCAGTGCAACTTGATGCATTAACATCTGAAGCAGCAAAAGTTGCGAAAGATATGGGTTATAATGAGTCTATGATTAACGTGAGAAATGTTGCAACTCATGCTGAAGTTGGATCAATGAAAGATGGTGGAGTAAATACCCCACCAATGGCTGGAGCAAAAACAGATCCAGATAATTATGGACCTGCATGGGCAGGTTGGGGTGGTGATGGAACAAGATCTGACTTTATTGATATTAATAAAGCAGATTACAACGCACAGAAAGGTGTTGGTGGTGACAAACTCCGTGCCATGATCAAAGCTAAGATGAGACTTGGCGGACCTACCATGGGAAGAGGACTTTACTTGATGGGTGAAGAAGGAAAAGAATTTGTCATTGATGCAGATTCTACCAGAGCACTGCAAGGAACTTTCCCTGGATTACTCAAAGCACTTAACAAGGCACAGGGTGATGAAGCAATCGATGTCTTAAGATCCTATGCTGAATATGAGATGGGAGAAGTTATTCCTGTTCCAATTCCTATCAAACAACCCGTACAACAAACTGCAGGGGGATATGATAAAGGAAGTAGAGTTTCTGTCAATGTTACTGCCTCTAAGAAAGAGTCCTTCAGTGACATTCTTTATATGCGTTAAATAGAAATAAGAGGTAACACACATGGCAGATACTAAAGTAACAGGTGCTCAGTCTACTCCTGCTTTTATTGAGAGACTGGATGTTTTCTCAAATAAAGATCAGAGTAAGACTGTATCTATTGTAAACGGAACAATGCAGTTGATGTATTATGAGAGTCTTCTTCAGGACTCTGTGATGGCAACTGTTACTTTTGCTGACTCAGGAAATTCTATTGATCAGAAGAGTGCCTTGGAAGGTCTACCTATCGTAGGAACTGAGAAGGTAATTTTTAAGATCAAAGACAATAATGAAGAGCAGATAGAATTTACATTCTATGTTAACAAGGTAACTCCTGTTGGAGACCAAACAACAAAAGGTCTTGTTAACCTCCACTTGGTATCAAAAGAATATATTTTGAATGATGAAGTTAGAATTAATAAAAGGTTTGATGGTAAAGTATCAGAAACTGTTAAACAAATATTGACTAACTTTTTAGAAACTGACAAAGATATTAGTGATGTTGAGGATGCCACTGAACTGAATGAGATCCCTGGACAATGGAAACCATACTACACATTGAACTGGTTATCCAGTAAGTGTGCTCCCTCTGATATAACACCTGGAAAGACTGCAGGATTTTTCTTCTATGAAACTGCAGATGGATATCATTTTAAATCAATCGATACTTTGTTGAGTCAGGAAAAGAAAAAGTCAATCATCTACAATGAAACTCCTGACTCAAGAGGTGCCAATATTCCAGAGGGATATGATATGAAAGCATTGACATTCTCCAAGGATAACCGCATCAACGTTCAAGAAAAGATGCAGGCAGGATTTCAATCAACACGAATCGTTTTGTTTGACCCATACACTTGTAAGTATGAAGTCTTGAATCCAAAGGCTACAGGAAGTGATGGTGTTGAGGATTCTCTAAAGAAAGGAGGAAAAGAACTACCAGTCCTGAATCCAGAGTTTAATCGTCAGGGGAAGAACAAACAGTTCTCAAGGACAACATATATTATTAAAGACACTGGAACTCTACCAACAGGATCAAGTCAACAGCAACTTGAAAAGTCAAAGGATCAAAACTTTAAACCTGAACTGATTACCAATCAGGCAATCATGCGTTATAATCAACTGTATGCTTCTGAGATTGAGATAACCATCCCTGGAGATTTTTCTCTACATGCAGGTGAAGCAGTTTATTTTGATGCACCATCTGCACAGAAGGATACAAAGAATGACGATATTGACCGTCAAATTGGTGGTCTATATATTATATCGGCATTGTGTCATTTGGTTAACGCTGAAGGAACTTACACTAAACTAAACTTAGTGAGAGATTCTTTTGGAAGAACAGGGAAAGAACCGCAAACTGGTAAATCAGCAACTCCAACACAAACACCAGGAGTACAAAATCCATACCAAAGAACAGTATCAAGAAAAGCAACTGATACGACAAGTACTTTCTAAAAAGAAACCATGGAAAACATCGAAGCACATATCAAGAAGGACAAAGAAATCCTTCAAGATCCTACAACTAATCCACAAATGCGTCGTCACATTGAAGGCGAATTGCATGACTTAGAAGAATACGCGGAGCATCATAAAAAAGAAATCGAAGCAGGAGATCATCATGATCCCTCTTACTTAGAATTATTCTGTGATCAAAACCCATCCGAACCAGAATGTCTGGTATATGATGACTGATTATGGAAGGATCGGCACTATTTAATTCTGGTTTTTTAGGTAATAACTTCTATTGGTGGGTCGGTCAAGTTGCCGATGACTCTGAATGGAGAGATAATATTCTGCCTGGAAAATTTGAGGATGCAAATAGTATTCCTGGATGGGGTAGACGATATAAAGTTCGCATCATGGGTATCCATGATAAAGAAGAAGAGTCTATCCCTTCAGATCAATTACCTTGGGCTAATGTAATGTATCCCATCACCGCTGGTGGTGGACAGACGGGAGCAAGTCAGACTCCAATGATTCGTCAGGGTAACTTTGTCTTTGGATTCTTCATGGATGGGCAAGACCAACAGGTCCCAGTCATCATGGGAATCCTGGGTCACAACGCCCAAACTCCGATGACCACAAAAATTGGTACGACTGAATCTAATTTCAGTCCTACCAGTGGATATGCTGAAGGAAAGAGACCAGCAACTGGAACCGCAAAACCAATCGCACCTGATGATGGATTGGTTACAAAGAAACCAATGGATCCAACATTGGCTGCTGCGCTTGCTCCAGCACCACCAGGAGTTCAACTTAATAAATTTGGACTGAGACCTGATCAACCCCTTAGTGCAATACCTAATGGACTGCAAGTTGCAAATGATGCCAGAGAGGCAGCAAGGAATGAAGGTAGATCAGCTCAAGAAGTAGAAGATGCTGCTATGAAAGCAGTAGCAGATCATGTTGCAAAATTAAGAAATCAACAAGATTCTCCAACTGTACCAAGCACAGGTAATCCAACTAAAGAGAATCCTGATGCAATGCATCAACTCACTGCAGCAGATACAAAAAGAGAAGCAAAGATAAAAGAATGTATTGTTGTGATGAAACCAGACCCTGATTCATTTGTGGCATCAGCGGTGACTGCAATTGAAACAACTATTAAGACACTGACAGAAAGACTTAATTCATATCTCAGTGCCATCTCAAGTTATGTTGATGCAGTATCAAGCACGATTGATAATGTGCAAAAGTTAATTGGTGATGCTGCTTGTCAAATTGCTAAGTACATGAAGGTTCTGTTTGATAAGGTGATGGAGTATGTGCTCAAGGTTCTTAATAAAGCATTGACAAAAGCAGTTGCAGCACTGCCAACTCATATGAGATCAATGTTTGGTGATATGAAACAAAAAATTGTTGAATTGATTCTTTGTTTGTATGGAAAAATGACTGGTAATCTCTGTGGATTAATTCAAGGTATTCTTGATGATGCCTTAGACATGGGCAATGCAGAACAAAAAGCAAGAGATAATGTAGATAACCCACGGAATAATCAAGTGAAGAGGCAACCTCAAGTTGGAACTTGTTATGCTGAGGATGTAATTGGTAAAGTATTCTATGCAAATAAAAAAGTAATTGATGATGCAAATAATAATTTAGTAGATAATGTTAACTCATTTTTAGACGACATACAAAATGAATTGGCAGGAGTAAGTGGTGCTCTTTCTGATATTACAAGTCTTCTTGGTGGTATTAGTGGTAGCATGACCTCTGCTCTTAGTTTCAGTAATATATCCCTAAGTGTATTTGGTTGCGAATTAACTCCAAACTTAGCAGTATCTGATAAGTATTGTCTGGCTAATGGTGGATCAGCACAACCAGATTCTTCCTTGCCAAGTCCAAAATCTATTGAGAACTCAACAAACAGGGAGAATGAGGATGCACTGCAACCAACGGAAGAAACACCTTTTGCATCACCACCAAGATCTCAAGAAGACCTTGAACTTTTATAATAAATACACAATATGAAGGCAAAGTATAATCGATAATGTCGTTTAATCTCTTCGGATCTGCAACTAAATCGGATATAAGGGTCGGTTACATTGATCCTGAGAGAGGTTTTGTCGGTAATCTTTCAGTATATGAGGCAAATAAGTACGCAAAATTAAATCCCGGTACTACTTTTATCTTTAGAAGAAGAGATAAAATTCAGTATATGAATATTAATGGAGTTAACGCATTAACTCCAAAAGACTTACTACCATCTAATTCTGCATCGGGAAGTGATGGATGTGATGGTATAACAGGTCTTGACATTTATGAAGATGGAGGTAGTGGTACTGGCACTGGAACTGGTGGTGGAACTGGTGCTGGTGGTGCTGGAGGTGGAACTGGCACTGGTGGAACGGGTGGCACTGATGATGGATTTAGTGATATTAAACCAGAAGTTTTAGCGGAAATTTCTCCCAGAGTAAGATTTTCTGGTGG